GAACAGCACCACCTTGTCCTGCACAGCAAATAGAGATGGAAGATGATTGGTGATATATAATTATGATATCGTAACATTATAATGAATCGTAAAGTAAAAACACTTGTTAAAGTTGGATTACCACTTGTTATAGTAATCCAACTTATCTCAATTACAGTTTTATTGGCAAGACTCAACAAAGATAAAGCATTCTCATGTAAAACTGCAAGAGAGTATTTGGTGTGCCGACAAGTAGAATTATAGAGTTGACAAAGAATATAGATAGTGCTACAATAAATACATTGACCTAATATTATGACTGATTACTCAGAACAAAAAATGAAACTTAGAAAAGATTCATTATCAATTCTGTTGAAAAAATTTGATGACAACAGGTCAATCTATGAATGTGCCGATGATTGGGTAAGCAAGCAGGTATCAACTGCTGGTCTTATAAAATATTATGAAGCATACTATAGTAAACCTAAGTAAATAGAATTATGTTACAGAAAATAGTAAATGGAATCGCTATTGCAAGTGGGGTTATATCTCTCACCGTTGTTGGTGTTGCTGGTTACGTATTCATACGCAAGGATGCGATTATCGAGAACGTCAAAAGCAAAGTAATGGAATCAGTCATACCAGGAGGTCTTGGCACAGGAGCACTTGAAGGTCTAAGTGGAGGAGGTATTGTTCCAGATATGGGAAGTCCTTTAGCACCACCTTCCTCACCACTACCTTCAGGTCCAGTAATTCCTTTCTAGAAAACTTAATCTTCTAAATAGGGCTGCATGACCCAAGCAATGAAATGGCAGAAGCAGTTAAGAAAGAAGAAGTAAAACCTAAAGGTCCTCTAGGCAAACTAAAAGAAGCAGTGGATGATAAAGAAGAACAGATGGCGATCCTAAGTACTTTTGTAAGACTTGGGATTCTCATATGGGCTGGGGGAATATTGACATTAAATTACGTTCAATTTCCTGGTTTATCAAAACAGGATAATATTGATCCAACTTTCATAGCTTCGGTCTTCACAGGAGTTTTGGCCACTTTTGGGGTCGAAGCGGGGCAAAGGAAAAAGAAACCATTACCTGGTGGTGGTAGTGCAAACATATCCAAGAAGGATATGGAGATGCTTATAGAGAAAGCAACTCAAACAGCACCTGCTCAAACAATAAGATTAGAGCAAGCACCAATGGTCATTGCACCTAGTAGCACTCCTAAGAAAGGATAATGGATCAGGACGAGGCAATGTTTGGAACAGAAGTAAAACCTAAGAAAAAAATAAGTTTTACTAAATGGTTCGCTCTAGGGTTGGGTGGACTCATTGGATTATCTCACATTGGTATGATAGGTTCTTTATCAAATCGTCAAAGTAAATTGCCAAGTATCAACTTACCAGTTGGTCCTTATACATCATATGAGGCAGAAGTCGGACATGAAGGATATAAAATAAGTTATAAAGCAAACGATCCTAAAATTATGCATGTGGAACGGGATATAAAGAAGAAAGGTGGGTTTCTTGGGTTGGCTAACAACATTGAAAAAGTCACTGAACAGTACACAATGGACGGTGCAGTACACAATAAATCAACCACAACAGAAATCTCAACAAACGGAAAGTCCGAAGCATGTATCAAAGCAATCGGAGGTGCAGAAGGAACAGGAAGACTTGTGGGTTCCAGTATTGGTGCTAGTGCTGCTCCTGCTCTCTCTGGTATTCCCTTTGTTGGTTGGGTTGCTGCTGGTTGGGTAACTATGTTTAGTGGTAATCAAGGTGCAGAGATAGGTGGTAGTATGGCAGAAGACTTAAATAAAAACTGTTAGGTAAATCTAAAGAAGATATTAAACTTATAAAATAATACATAGGAGGTATCAAGTATGAGTGGAGACTCTGGACTACACGAACAACCAATTGTTTTTTATCATGAAGAAATGACAGAGGCAAAGAAAATAGTTTTAGATTTTAAAGGAATCAAACTTGCATTCTTAAAAAAAGAGAAGGAGGAGCATGTACAATCTTAATATTAAAAAATCCTTCGATACATTCGTAGAGTGGGATAAGAAACTTATTAAAAGATTTCAAGATAAATTTAAACTATCTGACTACAAAATGCTCTGCATTTCATTTGCTAAAGGTTTTATTATTGGAGCAATACTATTATGAAACTAACAGCATCTAATGTTGAACTATCACTACAAGAAATAAAAAGTTACTTAGGAGATAATGGAGTAACCGCTGAGTTTGTAGATATTGATTATAATTATCTTTCTAATCCTAGAGAATTAATGGGTCCTGTAATCACATATAGATCAAATAAAAGAGACATGAACTTCTTTATCGAACAGCATTTGGAAGACAATTTTCCTGGTGTTATTAAAGTCATACCAGTAAGTTAGGAAGTCCACACATTGATGCGTAATTATACCTAGTATGCTATACTAAATAATAATGTACTGGAGTTGAAACTATCATGTCCCATTACGTCATAGGTTATCATGACCTACAAAACAATCATTACGAAATCTGCGAGTACGCAGATGACGCATACAACGCAATAAAACAAGCAAGAGAGGATTTGCCCTATATGAAGGCAAGTCCTCTTTCTTGTGAGTATTGTATCAAGGAGGATTAAATGAAAAACTTACCCATAAGATCCACCTTGATCATATTTACAACCATAGGCACAGCACTGTGGTTCTACCCACAATATGCTTGGACACATCCTATACTTGTATGAAAAAATTTAACACAACAGTTTTAGATACTACAATCTATATCCTCGACTTTCTCTACAGAGGTAGAGACTTCCAGAGGTTCTGGGTTCTCGAAGTAATCGCAAGAGCACCATACTTCTCGTTTATCAGCGTCTTACATTTTAGAGAGTCTCTTGGATTAAGAGGAGAAGATCATATATACTTGATGAAGGAACATTTCTATCAGGCATTAAATGAAACAGAACATTTGGAAGAGATGGAAACTCGTGGAGGCAATCAGTTTTGGATCGACAGATTCCTCGCTAAACACTTGGTTCTTCTTTATTATTGGATTATGGTTACTTACTACCTCATTGATCCAATAGATGCATATGATATCAATATGAAAATTGAGAAACATGCATTTGAAACTTATACAAAGTATAGTGCATGGCATCCAGAGGATACTAAGATTGCAGAAATTGCAGAAGATGAACTTGCACACGCAAAAGAATTAAAACACGCAATGTTAATGATCACATGAAATCTTATCACATCTACTTAGAAGATAAATGTTTATTTAAGAACCTTAATCAAGAAGAGTTTGATCTTATATGGAGTAAGATATATTACTCCTATTGGAGAGAAGATCTAACTTATTCAGTGGTTGAAGATATAAGAGTACCTGCAATTGAAGAGGCATCTTTTTGATGATACATACTATGAGACCTATTAAAATTTATGAGAGAACAACTGATTAAGGCATTACTAGCACACGCACAAGGAGACATCCAGAAGCATGTAGCAAATGTAGAAGTTTACTTGACGAATCCTGCAGGTATTGGAGAACACTCTAATATTATAGAAGCAATCGAACAAGAGTTAGATATGATTGCTAAGTATCAAGATCAGATTGATATGATAAACAAGTATTTTAAAAAGTAAGTGGAACTAACTGAAAGTAACGTAACCAAATCTTTATCTGAAATCGTTCCTTACATAGAAGCAGATGGTGGGTTTGTAGAGTTTGTAGAGATAGAAGAAGAAACAAACTATGTGAAAGTTAGATTGGGTGGTGCATGTACAAGTTGTGCAATGAGTGCTCAAACTTTAAAAATGGGTATTGAAAATAAAATAATGCAGGATATCCCTGATTGTAATGGAGTCATACAAGTCTTATGAATAAGTTAGTATTATTAATACCATTGTTCTTTATAACAATGTGTGGAGAAGCACCAGTAACACCACCAGCACATGCATGTAGTCTACCTTTGGATGGATCACCTGCTAATTGTCCTGATGAAAAAGATTTAATATTTTTAAGAAGAGAAGAACCAAAAGGAGAGATTGATATAACAAATCCACATCACTGGCAGAGTTTACAGTTAATGTTTCAAAGAAATGTAAGAAAAGGTCAAATCGAAAGGAATGCAACCCTACCTTCTGATGCTATAAATAATGCTATAGAACAGTATTTACTTTATAACTAATAAAAGAGTGACTCTAAAAAAACCACAAGATTTTTTTCATAGAGAGAAAAAGATTACTACATTTAATAAACCAATTGAAAAGTTGGTTGAAACTCCTGAGATGAGATCTTTTTCTAATGCTTTTGATTCTTATAAGGATAATATTAATAAATTCAATGCCTTATCAGATACTGTAAAAGGAATAGAATCGGAATTAGAAAATTATATTAACAAAGAAGAATTAGATCATGCTATGGTTGCTTGTTCTTTTCTAGTAAATGAAAGTATTGAAGAACTTAGAGAGAAAATAGAAACAGAAACTCAAAAAAGTGTTTATAATCTCAAAAAAAATGTAAATGATATATCAGAATCTATTAATCTTTTTATAACAGATGAGGCACCTAAGTTAAAAAAGGCAGTTTCTACATCTGAACTTCGTTTTGAAGGAAAGATAAAAGATTTTAAAGATGAAGTTTGTTTAGACATAGAAGAAACATTAAAAGAAACAATTAGTAAGAATCAATCATATCTAAACAAACAGAATAAAAATTTTGAAAATATAAAAAATGATATCCTATCTTTATCTGAAGAATTAAATCTTGATGAAATTAAAAATAAAAAAGATAGTTTAGATAAAAAAATAAATTATCTAGAAAATTTAATCACCGACTTTAAGAAAGAAAAGAAAAAAGTTTTAAGTGAAGGTTTACTTAATGAACCACCAAGTACAAAAAATCAGGATCCACTTACTCCTTTAGATCAAAAATTTGTTACCTTTGATCAATTATCAGAACACTATCAATTATTCATTAATAGAATACAACAACAAATTTCCACTTTAGGTGGAGGTGGTGAGACTCGTTTAGAGTTTTTAGATGATATTGATAGAAGCACTGCTCTTGTTAATAATAGAGTTCTAAAATATGATGCTGCTAGTAAAAAGTTTGTAGGAACTACAGCAGCAGGTGGACAATCTTTAGATGAAGTTTTAGATATCGGTAACACTACAAACAAAGGAATTGTTGTTGGAGTTGTGACTGCTTCTCAATTTTCTGGTAATATTACTGGTAACGCATCAATTAATGTAACTGGTATTATAACAGCACAGAGAATATTCAGTTCTGTTCATGGAGAATTTACAGGAGGATCAGTATTAGCATCAAGTATAGTTGGAACTGCTTTATCTATTAGTGGCATTTCAACTCTTGGAGTTGTGAATGCTACAAGTTTAGATGTTTCTGGTAATATTGGCATCGGAAGTCAAAATCCACAAGCAAAATTAGATGTTAGAGGAGATATTAATTTCCAAAATAGTATGTTGATTTCTAATGATGGTGGTATCAATAACATAGATCATATTTGGCATGGTGATACTCCACACGATTACGGAACAAATGGAACTTGGAATTTTGTTTCTGATGGAACAGCAAAACAAGTAGGAAATTCAGCAATCCAAATTGGTTTTTTAAAATCTTCTGGTGGTGGATATTTTATTGGAGATGTTGGTATCGGAACCACGAATCCTCAAGCAAAATTAGATGTAGATGGAACGGTGACCGCAACAGATTTCAATTCTACATCTGACGTTAAGTTAAAGAAAAATATTAAACAAATTGAAGATCCAATGTCAAAGATCATGACTATTGAAGGTGTATCATTTAATTGGAAATCTGATAATAGACCGTCACTCGGAGTTATTGCTGATGATTTAAAAAATACTTTACCAGAACTTGTAAGTGGTGATGATCCTAAAACTGTTAACTATAATGGATTGGTTGGACTTCTTATAGAGTGTGTAAAGAATCAACAGCAACAAATAGACGAACTTAAAGATCAACTAAATAATTAAAATTACCCAGTGGAAACACGAGGACGGTAGATGGCAATTAAAATATCTGGATCTACTATCATTGATGATAGTAGAAATATAGTAAATGCTGGTATAGTAACAGCAGCATCTTTTAGTGGAGATGGAACAGGTCTTGTTGGAGTTGGTGCATCAGTTAAAAATATAATTTATGTTACTAAAGATGGCAATGATTCAAATTCTGGTTTACAAATTACTAAAGCGAAAGCAACTATAAAAGCAGCAGTAGAAATAGCATCAGCAAGTTCAGTTATAAAAGTAAGTGCAGGAAATTATGTTGAAAATAATCCAATAGAACTTCCCTCTCAAGTTAGTATCATAGGGGATAGTTTAAGAGAAGTATCAGTCACTCCACAAAATGCAACTCAAGATTTAATTTATGTTTCTCCTGGAGATTATATAAGTGATATATCTTTCACTGGATCTTTAAATTCAGGTAAGGCAGTTATTGCTTTTAATCCAAGTAAACCAAGATATTCTACACAATCACCTTATATTCGTAACTGTACTAATTTTATTAATAACAGTATTGGTATGAAGATTGATGGGAATCATGTTATAGGACCATATAAAAGCATGGTTACAGATTCTTACACTCAATATAATGCAAATGGTATTGGAGTATCAATTACAAATGAAGGATATGGTCAGTTAGTTTCCGTATTTACAATCAATCCAGATATATCAATTTTTACAGGTTCTGGTGGACAGTGTGATTTGACAAACTCAAACTCTTCATTCGGTAATTTTGGTTTAGTATCTGATGGAGTTGGTCCTAGAAAATACACAGGCATTGTTACTGAAGCAGCATCTGCAAATTCCTTTGAGTTTAAATTAAATTTATCAGTTCCTACATTTAATGTTTCTAATTTTGAATATGATCATACAACAGGATTAACTACAGTAACAACATCAGCAAATCATAATTTCGCAGTTGGTATGGGAGTCACACTTGCTGGTATTGGACTGACTTGTGCTTACGGTTCTAAAACATATCCTGATGGTGATGTTGGATACGTATTTGAAGTTAAATCTATTCCTGCAGCAAATAAATTTACTACACATGTTGGAATATCTACTTTAGCACATACGTATGTCTCTGGTGGAACAGCAAAAACAAAAGTTGTAAGACCTTTTGATGGTCAGGTTGTTTATTTTAACACATTATATAATTTAGTAGGAAAAATAACTATATCAAATGGAGGATCTGGATATACTTCAGCACCAACAGTAACTATTGCATCACCATCAGAATCTTGGGGTATTCCTGCAACTGCTATTGCAACAATTGAAAATGGATCAGTGTCGGAGATAACAATTGTTTCTGAGGGAAGAGGATATACATCAATACCTTCCATTTCTTTTTCAGGTGGTGGGGGATCTTCTGCTGCTGCAACAGCAGTGATGACTCCTCAATATTTTGTAGTAGAAAAATCAACTCCTATTTCAGCAGGAATATCGACAGTTAGTTTTACTGAAAATGTTCCTTTTGCAGTTGGTGTTGGTTCAACAGTTCCATTCTTTAAACAAAGTAGAATACTGGCATCAAGTCATTCTTTTGAATACATAGGATCAGGAACTGATTTAATAAACTCTCTTCCTTCAAGGGGAGGAGTTGCAATCCAAGCAAATGAAATTGATGATCGGAATGGTGGATTAACAATATTCACTAGTACAGATCAGGCAGGTAATTTTAGAATTGGAGATGGTGTTGTAATCAATCAACAGGCGGGAACTGTTACTGGTGATTCATATACCAAGAGTTTATTTTCAACAATGACACCATTTATTTTAGCTTTAGGAGGAGATTAAGATGGCATTGGCACAAAACGTATTTAAAACAATTACAAATGTAGTTGCTTCTAGTCCAGTTGGCATATACACTGCACCAGTTGGATACTCTGGTGTTGTTCTTTTAGCGTCTGCCACAAACGTTGGATCAAGCACACAAACAGTATCATTTTCACATAAACGAGACAGTGTAACAACTGAAGTTGTAAAAACTTTTCCCATAGAAGCGAGTGATACTGCCAATTTACTTTCAGGTAAACTAGTTCTTGAAAGTGGGGATGTAATTGTGTTATCAGCAAGTAGTGCAACAGATGTTAAATTTGTCGGAAGTGTTTTGGAGACATTGAATTAAAATGGCAAAGTACCTAAGTAATAAATTTAAAACATTAAAGGTTGGAATTGATTCTTTTAGTGAGAATACAACTAGTCTTAATGTTACTGGTGATGTAAAGATTGGTACTGGTATAACCATTAGTTCTACTGCTGGAGTTATAACTGCAACATCATTCTCAAGATATGGTGGAACCAGTGGTCAATTTTTGATGGCAGATGGTTCAATTACTAGTTCAACATTCCTTACAACAGAATCAGATACATTAGACACTGTATTAGGAAGAGGAAATTCTAGCACTAAAAATTTAAGCGTAGGTATTATAACTGCAACATCTTTTAGTGGAACTATAAGCACTGCTACTGTCGCAACTAATATAACTGCTGTTTCTAATAATGCAACAGATGCTCTTTATCGTGTTCCTTTCTTAACTGCTGCTACTGGCACATCTCAATTACAAACAGATAGTGTTGATGGGATAGCATACAACCCGTCATCAGGTACTTTAACTGCAACAGGTTTTGATGGAAATTTAACTGGTAATGCAACAGGATTAACGGGAACACCAAGTATTGTTGTCGATCAAATAACTGCTCAGAATGTATCAGTTGCTCAAACATTAACATATGAGGATGTAACAAACATAGATTCGGTTGGATTAGTTACTGCTCGATCTGGAATTCATGTTGGTCCAACAGCTGCTGGTGTCGCAACAGTTACTACAGATGGTAACGCTAGTTTTATTGGTGTTGTAACTGCCACAAATTTTACTGGAAATTTAACTGGTAATGCAACAGGAATTTCATCATATACCGCAGAATGGATTTTAGGTGCTGATGGTATTAATAACTATACATTTACTGGTCCTGGACTAACTGGTGCTGAGAATGATCCTACAATATATTTGATGAGAGGAGAGAAATATAAATTTACTAACAATATGGGTGCTCATCCTTTCAGGATACAAAGCACAGCGAATGGTTCGACAGGAACAATTTATAATGATGGAATAACAAATAATGATGTAAGTAATGGAACTCTTATATGGGATGTTCAGTTTGATGCTCCATCTACTTTATATTATCAATGTACTGCTCATGGTAATATGGGCGGAGTTATTAGAATTATAAGTCATGCAACTTCTACATTAAATGAACTTTCTGATGATACAACGCCACAACTTGGTGGTAATTTAGATGTTAATGGGAAAAATATTACTGGAACTGGTAATGTCAATCTTAGTGGAGTTATAACTGCAACTTCATTTGTTGGAGACGGATCAGGTTTATCTGGTGCTGGTATAGGAACTAATGGAGACGTCAATACTACTGGAATTATAACTGCAACATCATTTAGTGGTAGTGGTGCAAACTTGACTGGTATTGATACAGATTTAGTTTCTGATACATCACCGCAGTTGGGTGGGAATTTAGATGTTAATGGGAAGCACATTACTGGAACTGGTAATGTCAATCTTACTGGTATAGTAACTGCAACTACATTTGATGGTTCACTTGCTTCAGGAGATGTTGCAACATCTGCCAATAGTATAGTATTAGGTAGAGTGTCAGGTGGTGCTGGTAGTGTAGAAGAACTTACACCAACACAAATAAGAACACTACTTAATGTTGAAGATGGTTCGACTGCTGGAAGTGGTATTGCTAATGTTGTTGAAGATGGAACACCAGAATTAGGTGGATATTTAGATCTTAATTCTAAAGGAATATTTGGTGTTGGTGTCATCACTGCGACAAGGTTTGTAGGTAGTGGTGCAAGTCTTACTGCTTTACCAGCATTAACTAATTCCAAGTCAGTAGTAAATCCAGGTTATCCTCAGAATCAGACATTTACTGTTATACTTGCTGCTCGTTATAATTTGTACTGGGATCATTATAGTGTGGATAGTGGATCAACTAGTAGAGATGGTAATATCAGTGGTGCTGATATTGACATTAATATTAATGTAGGTGATACATTAATATTAGATCTTGCCACTGAAGCAACTCTTAATAATGCTGCAGGTGGAACATTTATTAAAACAGCAGCAGGAACTGGAACTGCAAATCAGGTTGGTGTCTCTCCAGATACCAATCCACTAGCAACTAATAATGGATCTTCTAGTACTAATATTACTTGGTCTCCCACTGTTGCAGGTACTTATTACTATCAGAATGGTAATCGTGTTAATATGAGAGGACAGATTATAGTATCACCACAAGCATCACCACCTGCATCTAGATTTATTAGCGATATAAATTTCAACTCAGAAGGTAGAGTAGTTGGAGTAGTCACATTTAATGGAATTAATGCTGCAACTAAAGCTTCTAGAGGTATAGTTCAAATTTATAACGATCCCAACTTAACAGTTCAATCAGGTATCGTTTCTGTTTCACAATCATTAAATCTTACTGGAATTGTAACCGCAGCATCATTTAGTGGTTCTGGTGTCGGATTGACATCTTTACCTGCTGCAAACTTAACTGGTCAGTTACCAGTAATTAATGCTGCAAACTTAACGAATCTGTCATCCTCACAACTTACTGGTGCACTTCCAGCGATCAGTGGTGCTGCTCTAACTGGCATACAGTATACTGGCATTACAACAATTAATGGACAACTATTTCTTAATGGAATGTCCAAAGAGACAATAAACATAGTTGCAAATAAATTAAGTGCAGCTACTGATATTGATCTTGAAGATGGTCTAGTTCATTATTTCTCAACCACAGAAACTGCAGATGCAACTCCTAATATACGTTTTAACAGTTCAACCACATTAAATTCAAAATTAAGTGTCGGAGATTCTGTTACAGTTACAATAATATCCGTAACTGATAATACTAATGATTCTTACGAACAATTAACAATAGATGGATCTGCAGTGACTGAACAGTGGATAGGTGGAGCACCTCCTGGTGGTGGTTCTAGTGGATATGATGTATACACATACCAAATCATAAAAACTGCAGATGCCACATATCTAGTATTTGCTAATAAAGTTAACTTTACTTAAATATGTCACCACTATCCTCAGTCCCTTCTGTAGGAGGAGCAATATCACAAAAGAATGCACTTCCCATCGTAACCGAAAATTTACGTTTTTGGGTTGATGCTGATAATGGTGAGATTGGTCATTCTGGCACTTACATGTATAATCAAGTGAAGGGGCCGCAAGCTGGTACGAATAATTATAGATTATATTGTCCAAATGCACCATCTTATAATTATCGAGCAACTCTTGATGGTAGAACTGTATCATACTGGGATTTTGATGGGACTAATGATTATGGGTATGCTGATGATGGAGATGAAGGTTCAGATTGGGATTTGAATGATGCTCATAATGGTGTACAAGGTGATTTTACAATTGAATATTGGGTAAGATCTGACATTAATTTATATAATACTTCTCGATATCCATTAGCAAGATGGTCTTACAGTAATAATGATCAAAGATCTTTTTTATTTGGATTTGAAAGTAACAGATATCAAGGAATGCTTTGGAGAAATGCATCTAACGCATGGCATAGAACTTATATAACTACGACAAATAGTCTTGATACATTTGCCAAAGATGTATGGCATCATTATGTTTGGTCATTTAGAAAAATGGATCCAGACAATTTTCCATACTGTAGGAGTGTTGTATATTGGAATGGTGCACTACCACCAGGATCTTATTCAACTAACCCATATACAGGTTGGAATAACCTTGCTCCACATGATGGTGGTTGGAGAGGTGTATTTGTTGGCACACCGTGGTATTATGATTGGTGTTGGGACGGTCAGATGTCCATACTTAGAATGTATAATGGTAAGGCATTAACAGCAAATGAAGTAAAAAGAAATTATAACGCAGACGCAGCAAAATTTGGTTTAACTCCTATATAAAATAAAAAAATGAGATTTGAAAATAGACACTGGGTTATATTTGATTACTCAGAAGTATCAAAAATTAATTTTGAAGAAGTATGTGAGTATTCAGTAAATACCTTAAGAAAATCTTTGGATGGCACAAAAGTTTTTGTTAAATGGGATGGTGATACAACACCATCATCTGTGTCAGGTCTTAGCACATATTCAGGCCCATATAATCATACACAGATTATAGAAATTTTGTCAAGTTCTGATTGGCGTAGTTCTGATCCATTTGATTTCGATTCAACTAATAATCCTGACCGACCTCACATCCCAGAAGCTGGAACTGAGTAATATAAGACATATATAATATACTTATAGAGTATAAAAAAATGGGAGCAATGGTTCCACCAAGTCGGAAGAGTTGTTATAACTTCCGAGTCGTATCGATTGATAGAGTAGTTGATGGTGACACCATCGATGTATCAATAGATCTAGGATTCGATCTTATTAAAAAAGAAAGGGTTCGTATAGCTGGAGTTGATACTCCTGAAAAGAGGACGAGAGATTTAGAAGAAAAAGCATTAGGTATTGATGCTACAAACTGGATGAAAAAAAATTTGGAGGATACGATTGATGGAGATGATGAACTCATTATACGAACTGAACTTCAAGGTGGGGTTGGTAAGTATGGCAGGTTGCTTGGTTGGTTATACGTTGGCGATGATGATGTATCGCTCAACGAACAAATGATCACCGAAGGATATGCATGGGCATATGATGGTGGCACAAAGCAAAAGAATTTTGAGGAACTCAGAGAGATTCGTAGATCATTTGGTACATTAAACGAAGGTTAATTATGTGGGAGTTTTTTCAATGGGCATGGAACTTATCATGGGGTGAAGGTTTTACTTTACTCGCAGTTCTATTTGCATTTTGGTATGGTAAGAAATGGATAGACAATAAATTTGGATCTATCAATCAGAAACAAGCAAAACAATTAAAGAGAATAATTCGAGAAGCAATCGACGAGTCTGAACTAATTGATAGAATCAAATGAAAATTTTAATTAAAATTGGTATCGGTGCATCAGTAGCACTTAATCTTTTTATTATTGGTATCACTTCATATGTGTGGTTAAATGCTGAAAAAAGATTTAACGAAAACAGAAAGTGGTTAAAAGATGAAATTAAAGGTGAGGTTTACAGACAAATTAAAATAGCACTACCCGATACAACAGGAACTGTTAAAAAATGAACGACATCAGCGTCCTTATATACTTCATTTGTTTTGCAATTGTTGCAGGAACAACTTTTGCATATATGTACGCTATGATGAATTCAACTTTACTTCAGTTGAATAGATCAAAAGAGAGAAGTAACATTCATCCAGAAATGGAGGATGTTAAAAACGGTGAAGAGTTACTGGTCTTTAGTATGGAGGATGAAGACGATGACGATGACGGTGGAGATGTAGTTATTATTCGGAGATAGTTATGAGTGAAATTCGTATTGAAAATGTAACTGTAAGAGATGTCAAAATTCCACATTGGATGAGTCGTCAACCTAATGTTGATCATTTGGTTCCACCTGTTGTAATAAACATCGGTAATCCAATTGTGAATATACCTGGTTGTGTAAAGATGCACAGAGATAATCAATATCATAACAATGGATTACCAATTGATCGAAATTTTGTAGAGAATGATCCAGATCAAGCCATGACACTTTGTGATGCAGAGGTTCCTTCTTATGATGCGATGAATTATGAACCAGAACAATTAATACTAACAACAGAGGCACCTGTTCCAAATGTCAGACCACCAGAAGTTGAAGCACCAGAAGTTCCCTCTACTGGTGATCTTAAAGTAGAAAAAGATCCAGATTGTCCAGGCCCTAATAATTTGAGAGTTGGTGATACCACGCAGTCTGGTGAAGAAAAAGTGATTGGACATCAATTAATACAAGATCCAGGAAATCCTACAAAGAAGATCTGTGAGACATTATATGAACCCACTACAACACTTCAAAAATATCTACCCACAGTCAATCAAGCAACAAGTGTGACCGCACTTGCAGTTGTGGCCACAGCAGGTGCTGCTGCAACACCATTGTTGATAAGAATTATAAGACCTGCAATTAAAAAATTATGGACTACTATTCAGAAAAAAATAGGTAAAGATGTTAGAGAACTTTCTAAGTCAGAAATACAAACTAATAAGTATCGAGAGAGGAAAGGTCTGCCACCTTTAAAAGTAAGGAAATGATATTAAAACTAACACCTAATACTCATCCTATATTACATGAAAAGATTAAAAAATGTAGTTATAATTTAGATCGTGTTGAAATATCTAAGATTCTTAAAGACAATATGATTCATCACAAAGGAGTTGGATTGTCTGCAAATCAACTAGGTATTAATGAAAGAGTATTTGTGATGATAAGAGATCTAGAATATAATGAAATTTTAACTTGCTTTAATCCTAGAATCATTAAACAATCTCGAAAAAAAGTTATGATGGAAGAGGGATGTTTATCCTATCCAGATCTATTCATTGGAGTTGAAAGATCAGAATCTATTGTAGTTAAGTATGAAGATAAAGATAAAGTTGACCATAAAATAAAACTAGAAGGATTTGCTGCCAGAGTATTTTTACATGAGTATGATCATATGCAGGGTATTGATTTTACTGATTACCGATTGATATTTCCTTCAAAACACTTGCATCATTAGTTGGTACTGGTATTGTTTTAAGTGTATGACTGTGATCTGCCACTACCCCTGGGGGATTTACCAAAACGACATCAGCACATACAGCGTAGTATGGTGATTTTGGATGAAACATCACTCCAGCCTTCATTTGCTCCCCGCAATTTTTCAAACGGGCCAATTCAAAGTCTAATCGCTTGTTTGCTGTTAATTGTTTTTGCAAATCTGTTTGTGTTTGTGCTGCTTCCATACACTTCTCTCTTGCTTCCTTATCTAATGGTCGTGACCAAGTAGCAGATACACCACCTGAAATATTATAAACTTCTTGTTGTCCTGTTCTTGTTGGAACGTAGTAAAGTATTGAACCTGGATTGTCTAATATACCATCATCATCTAAATCTGACATGTCGTACACTGGATCATTATAGCTGTGCTCAAACGGCCGTTTAAAATTTCCCGTCCCTGTTAAGTATGGTGTAACGTTCATGGTGGCACCTTGACACTGAATACCATTACCATAAGTATTCGTGATGTAAGGCCCCTGCAGCACTTGTATAGCTTGATTCGTAACCGAGCCACTGGAATTGGCTATTGGATTGGCTGTGGCGGATATTCCTCCTACTTCTGCAAATGCGGCCGTCGGACTAAGTAACGATAGTACTAATGTACTTATTGTGTAAACGTTGATGTCGTGTCTGTGACGCTTTGGATAGTGGTTTGTCTCTGTATTATTGTGTGATTTGAGAGGCCTGGCCCATGATATGTTTCCGTGAATTGAAAGGCCCCGCCTGGTGTTTGCATTGTGAAGTTTGGTCTTTCTTCTAGATTCAAACCATTCCATGTTGAAGTCACTCCATCTAATGTAATTTGTGTATTACTTATTGAACCTGTTCCCGTTGGTGTTAGTTCACCATCCGCAACTACTCCTGAGCCCGTTACCGAATACTGCCAGCCCGTGTTATAGTCCATACTATTTATTGTCTCAGTCACAGTGGAAGTTGTCGTGGTATTTGAGGTCATCGAGCCCTGTGTAAAATTTGGCACCACGGGGACTGCAACTGCAGTCTGGGCACTCGCAAGGGCAGATACAACCACAACAAGGGCAAGGTTCTTCGTATTCATGACTCATAAGATTAGTCTATGACGGTTATTTCGCTGACGAACTGACCAACAGCTGAAGTACCAGCTCCACCACCTGTTACCGTCAAAATTCCTGCACTTGTTACAGTACCTGCC